CGGCTTGCTCCACGCAGCTTCATGGCCTTCGCCCAAAAGAATCGGCGAGTGGCATATTCCCGCATCTTGGCAGTCCGATCCTCGCGGTTCGTCGCGTGATACGCGTTCCGATAAGCCCTCGCCTTTTCCGGGTCTTTCGCCCTTGCCTTTGCCATTGAAACCCGCTTCCGTTCGCGGATCTTCTCCACGTTCTTTTCATACTGCTGCCGCTGGTAAAGGACTTCGCATGCGCGGCATTTACCTATCCTGTAACCGCGCTTGTGGATGCGGTACTCTGCCGTCTGCTTCATCAGGCCGCACCCTTTGCAGTCATGCTCTTGCATAAGTCCTCCACCATTTGAATTCTTCTACCCAGCCAAGACATACAAGGCACAGCCATTGAGTTGCCGAGCGCCTTGTACCTGCCGCCATCAGATGCCGGTTTCCCGCGATGCGGCGTGTTTGTGTAGTTGTCAGGGAATCCCTGCAATCTCTCGCACTCAACTGGCGTTAAGCGACGAACCTGCATGCCATTGGCAACTCCATGCCTATCAACTTTGGTCAGCGTCGGCGCGATTTCGGCGGCTACCCCAAGTCCATTGCCGCCGTTATTGGCTTGCCGCCCAATCGCGGTTGACTTAATGCTGTAGGCCGTTGCCACAGTCTTGCTCTTGTCTAGCGTCTGCGTTACATCATCAACAGACATACTCTGGCTGGAACTGTTCTGCCAGCCAACCGCCACCGGCACGAACAGCGGCGCACCTTCGTTGATGTGTTGATTCTCTAGCCCTAACTTGGCACCGAAGGCCGCGTTAAGTGTTGAAGCGCAATCAGCAGGCCATCTGGAAGCACCTTCCCCCGCTTGTCGGCGCGGCGCAGGATGCCCCTGCAAGCTGTGCTGCTCAAAAAGTACCGCTGCGGCACGCTGCCACCCTCTAGAATTTGCGACAACGAACACACGTTTGCGTCGCTGGGCCACACCGAAGTACTGAGCGTCAAGAACCCGGTAGGCGAACCCATACCCGAGTTGCCCCAACCCTCCAAGGAAGGTTCCAAAATCCCGTCCTCCGTTTGATGACAGGACGCCGGGGACGTTTTCCCAAACCAGCCACTCGGGCCGATAGCGGTCAGCAATGGCAAGGTAGGTAAGCATGAGGTTGCCACGCGGGTCATCCAGTCCTTTTCTGAGTCCTGCGACACTGAAAGACTGGCAGGGGGTTCCTCCCACAAGCACATCGATTCCGTAGTCATCCCATTCCTTGAATTTGGTCATGTCGCCCAGGTTGGGGACGGTTGGATAGTGGTGATCTAGTACGCTGGACGGGAATGGCTCAATCTCGGATAGGAATTGCGCCTTCCAGCCAAGCGGCTCCCATGCGCAGCTTGCGGCTTCGATGCCGGAACAGAGTGAGCCAAATTTCATGCGGCCACCCTCATATCCTCAACCTGCGCCGGGTCAGTCCACGCCACCCGCTTATCAGCGCCGAATGCGTAGATGACCTCGATCAAATCGCTGAAGTCCGATTTCGTCATCGTGCTAGTGCGCTGACCGCAGACCACGAACCCGCCGTCAATACCCGGAACCGCCTTCTGCTTCTTTAGCGCAGCCGAGAACACATCCTTCCATTCGTCCTTGGTCAGCTTTTGGCCGTACCAATCGACTTGATTGGATATGTCCTGCAACATCGGCCACAGTTTTGCGTTCTGGTCTAGGCTGCGGGTCGCTGGCTTGATCTCGACCGCGTACCCTGTCGGAGCCTCGTCTATTGCTTGCTTGGCGCGCTGGCGCTGGAAGTCGCCTGCCAGGATGATTAGGCGCTTGGTCACAGATACGCCCCCGTCCAATATTTCAATAAATCGCGGATTGTTGACTCGCCCACGTTGTATCGCTTCGCCAGTGCGCCGTAGCCATGACCACGTTTGCCGGGTATGTGCGCAGCGCGGATTTCAGCGGCTTGGGCGGGAGTTAGTGCGAGGCGGCGGGTCATGCGGCCACCTCGTCTGCCCAATCCGTGCCCACCGAGCCAGCAATCTGCACATCGACCTCGTAGCCATCGCGCACCAAGCGCCGCGCCAGCACATACGCCGATGCTTGGCCGGTAAATGACGCATCGTTGTCGCCAGCAATCAGAACCCGCTTGACCCCGGCAGGTGGAACCCACGCCTCTAGCAGCGTTGCGTTCGTTGCCGCCCATACGGGTTCCATAAAGCGCCGCGATGCCGCCAGCGCCGTTTCTATGCCCTCTGCGATGCCGATCGACAGCCCTGCCGTACCGAGCCGAACGCAGGACGATTGCAGCGGCTTACCGGCCATGAATTTCTTCACCTCGCTTACCGCTGCCTTGTGTCCGTCCTCGGTCAGATACGTCCGATGAATGGATGCGCCGTCGCCGTTGGGGTAGCGCATCAGCGCAATCATGGCCGGGTGCTTGCCGCCGTCCGAGTGCGATAGCGCGGGATGAAAGCGAAGGTCACTAGGGATAACGTCAATCCCAAGCCGACTGTTCAGGTAGCGCCACACTGGATCGCCCTTTGTGACTGGCTTGCTTGCCGCCCACACTTCTCGCAGCGCCCTAACCTTGCTTTCCTCTGTGCGCTCCTTCGTGATCGACCCGGCCTTGACCGTCCCAATCACGCGGTCAACCTCTTTCGCTGCTTGGGTGAAGTCCCACCCGAACACGCGCTCCAACAAGGTGAAGCCGTCACCAGCGCCGCAATGCGAGCAGAACCACGTTCCCCGCCCTTCTTTGTCATCGAAGCGGTAACGGTCAACGCCGCCACATGCCGGGCATGGGCCGTGCTTGTCGCGCAGATGGATTTCGTCAATTCCGAGCGCCGCCAGAATCCCCGGCCAGCGCCCTACCGCATCGCTTGATGTGCGAGTTTTAAGCTGCTGCACGTTGCGCCTCCTTGGATTTGGCAAAACGGATTTGCAGGTGCTTGAGGAAGTTCTTCACCTCGTCGCCCGGTTCCATTGCGTGATCGTGCAAGCCTCGCGGCCACACGCCGAACCACTTGCGGTAGGTGTGCGAAACCCATCCGTCGCTGTAGCCCTTCGATGCAGCAATGGCGAGCAGTTGCGAATAAACCTCCTGCTTGTTGCCCTTGCGCTTCGTGATCTTGACCAGTTCGCCGTCGATGACTTCGATTTCGGATTTCGCTTTCAACTCAAACCCGCACGATGGACACTTCATGCCGTGGAACAGGTACGAACAGGACGGGCAATTCTTCGGCAGCTTTTCCTCTGCTGGCTTGCTTTCGCTGGCCTCTTTCGGTGAGCCGTCATCCAGTTCCAGCGCGAATTCGTCGGTCGGCAATCCAAGCCGCGTGACCGTGCCGGAATGGTCGAGGATCAACGCCCGTTCCTTCGTTGCGTGTGGGCGCAGCACCCTCCCGGCCATCTGGATATACCGCGTCAGGCTCTTGGTCGGACGGGCAAGAATCAGCGTTTTACAAGCCGGGAAGTCCCACCCTTCGCACAGGATTCCCACGTTGGAAATGATCCGAGTTTCGCCACTGGCAACCCGCGCAAGAATCGCCTGGCGCTCGTCATCCTCGGTGTAGCAGTCGATGTGTTCAGCCTTCACGCCAGCGGCAACAAACTGTTCCGTGATGTGCTTGCTATGCGCAATATTCGATGCAAAGCAGACGGTCGGCGTGTCATCTGCCAGCCGGAACCAGTGCGCCACAATGTCGCCCACAAGTTCCGGTTTATCGACCGCCCTGCCAACGTCCGCGTCCGAATAATCCATGTCCCCGAAAGCGTTGCGGCTTTGCTTGATTCCCGACATATCCGGCTCGCTTGGCGCGTACACATCGCAATCGACAAGGTAGCCATCAGCGATCAATTCCGGGATCGTCGCAGCGATGACCAAGCGTTGAAATAGCGCCCCGCCTAGCTCGTCGTAATGCTTGCCAAGCCCCTTGGCGTATGGCGTTGCCGATAGCCCGATTACCGGCACGTTGGCCTCTGCAATCATTCGCTGAAATTCCTTCGATCCGGCCACCCCATGCGCCTCGTCGATCACCAGTAAATCGACCTGCGGCATACCCCGCCTTGCCACCGTTTGAATCGACGCAATCAGCACGTTTTCATACGTCCGGACAGTGTTCGCGCCTTGGATAATTCCGTGCTGGATTCGGGCTTTTCTGAATCGCCGCGAAGTCTGCTCCACGAGGTTGATTCGGTTGCACAGGAACCCCACGCGCTTGCCCTTTGCGATGGCTCCGCGAATGATAGCCATCCCGATTTCTGTTTTGCCCGACCCGGTTGGAGAGCAGAGGATTTGCCGCGTATCACCCCCACCCAAGCCAGCCCGAAGGTTTTGCACGGCCAAAAGTTGGTACGGTCGGAGGTCAAGGCTACTCATGGTTTGAAAACTCCTCACGTTGGCTTGGGCGCTTTTGGGGGGTTAAGAGAACCACCGTAGGTAGGTTCTCTGAAGATGAAGAAGAAGAAGAAGAAGAAGGGGTTAGGGCGAGGTTGGAAGCATGGTTATCCATTTGGTTAACCGTTTGCTTATCCTTTTGCTTAAGCAAATTCGGATTGCCGCCCATCTTTCCGGCCAGCGCCCGCGTGTTGCGTATATGCTCGTCCTTGACCATGCGGCGGGAGAAAATGCAGCCAGAGCTTGTCCGGCTAAACACCCCGGCATCCTCCAACTCGCCAAGTAACTTTTTCACGACGCCAGCGGATTCACCGACCAAGCGGGACAGTTGCGCCGCGTCGAAGCCCTTGCCGTTCACGGCCAAATAGCCGTATGGCTCGCACTCATGCATGATGCAAGTCATCTCAATCCACAGACCGCGAGCAGAGATAGAT